CCACCGTAGCCAATAAACGGCGCTTTAGGGGCCAAAGCCAGCATTTCTGCCTCTTGGGACACCCAATAGTTGTACATGCGCTGGGCATCTTTGGCGTTGCGTACCAAACCTGATACATACAAGCGGCCATCGACCTCAAATTCGTTGCCAACAACGCGGATCACAGGAATCCACTTGCCCGCCCACTCATTTTGCTCAAGAATTTCGTAGCCGTTGATTTTGCAGTAGCGCACGCGGGGGCGATCGGCCTCACGGGAGCGTTTTGGCTTGCCGTACGTCATACGCAGCATCTTGTCTTCCGGTGTGCCTTCAAAAGCTGTGGCATTTCCGGGGTACAAATTCAGCGTTGCGCGGTCGTAATCAACGTAGTAGTAATCGGCAATGCGAATAGTGTCTTCGTTCAGCCAATTGGAGATAGATTGGTCGCCAACACCCAAAGATTGCAGTGTTGTGATAGGCGCGGCATCCGGGTACATGCGCTCGTAGTCTTCTTTGCTGACGTCTTCGGTCACAAAACAGTATTTGGCATCCGCACCCGTGGGGTCTTGGATCATTGGGTCCATGTAGACCGAGAAACTGTTGCGAACACGGCCGATTTTAATGTCTTGGTCAAAGGTGTTTTCGTCGCAATACTCGGTCAAAATGCGAATGTAGCCTTCGCCGTAGGCCACTTGGTTTTCGCAGGCCGTGTCGTAGGCCACGTCGGCATCGGAGATGTATTCGATGTGGCGAATCATGCCGTTAAGCACCTCGGCCACTTGCAAATCGGCCTTGTCGTCCACGGGGATGACCTTGGCGCCTGGACGGTTTTGCCGCATGTCGTTGGTCACTTGACGAACGTGCTGTGGCAGCTTGTTGATGGTCAAGCAAGGGCGGGCATTGATGGTCTGGCCCTGCACCGCACCGCGAGTAGCCAGCACATCGGCGGGCCACTGCCACTGGTTGTCGGGCGAACCGGCATAAAAGCGCAAGTCGTCGATCTCGTCTTCACGCGATTCCGACAGTGCAGACATTGCCATGTCAAGTCGTGACCGAGCAGTCGCCAAAATGCTGGCGCTGCTTTGATTTTTGGCCGAGCCGCCGACAGCAACTGCTGCTGCGGCTACGATGCCGGTAGGATCAGCCATTCAAGACTCCTAAAACATGGGGTTCGCGCATGACAACGTACTTGGTGCCACCGTACGCAAATTCTTGCCCTACCCCAAAGTATACGTGATCCCCGGATTTTAATTCTTTGCAGTCTGGCCCAGCGGATACTACGATACCTGTTTCGGTATTTTCGTCAAGCGGAAGCACAAAAAGCGGGTGCTTTTCAACATCACGCTCAATAATCAAGCAGTTTTGCATGGCGCGAAGGCTCATTTTTTACCCTTGGGTGCGGGTTTAGCAGCTTCACGTTTAACAGCATACGCAATGGCAACCGCCTGTTTGACGGGCTTGCCTGCGGCAACTTCGGCCTTGACATTTTTGCGGAAGGCTTCCGGCGATTTTGATTTGACCAATGGCATTACTTACCCTTTTTTGCCGTCTTGGCAGAATCTTTAAAGTCTTTAGCAGTGGGCGCTGCTTTGCTGCCCACTTTGTTCATTTTCTCGCCAGAGCCAGCTTTAATGCGAGCCTGTTTTGCGTGAACGTTGGCATACAGTCCAGGTTTAGTCGCCATAATCAAGACCCCATCCATCCAGTTGATACCGCGCTTTGGCCTGCGGAACTTACGCGCGTTACGGTGCGCGAATTGTAATCCCCACGGTTAGCCACGGGGTACGAAAAGGTTAGCGCAATAGCGTCCGCAGCATCCGGGGACGCTAACCCACGCGCTTTCATGTCTTTTTTCGATTCTAAAAATATCGACCCTTTAGAATCCGGCTTCATCATAGGCGAAATCAGATCGGTTTTCAAGAACCGATCATTTGGGATGCTGGCCGACTTCAGCCACTCACGCATGTCGCCCCAGATTTGCGCCCGCATATTGCCGTACATTGACGGGTTGCGCGACTTCCAGCCGAAGTTGACACCCTTGATTTTATACCGCTGCTCTTTGAGCCGGTCCACGATGCCTGCGCCCAGCCCGCCTTCGTCGATAAACACCATCGCCGGTTTGTATTCCTCGATGGCCTCGATCACATGCCCGACCACCGTCATGGTGTCGTCGCCCCGGTGCCGGATGATCTTAACGATGTCTCGCCCCTGCCGCACGGCCAGCACGGTTGCGTCAGCACCGAACCGCGCCGGGTCTACCCCGATTACGATGGGCGCTGTCGGGTCTTTGTACTTCTCTCGCTTCATGGCGTCGTCCACGACCATGCTGGAGATGAACTGGTCGTCGCTTGCGTTAGGAAACTCACCGTACACCTCGACGTGCGCCTGCGCGGAGTCCGGCCCATATTCGTCGATGATCTGCTGATAGACCTGCTTGTCCGTGCCCTCGACTGTACGGGCGTCCACCACCTTGGTTACCCAGAACTCGCGTTTGCTGTGGAAGGTTTCGTAGAAATACCCGGTGTTGCGTCGCGGGTTGCTAAACGCCAGCCAAAAACGATTGGGCGTGTTCTCGGTAAAGAAACCCGCCGTCACCGCCCAGATCGAGTCGTCGATACCCGACGCTTCGTCAAAGATTACCAGCACACCGTCAAAGTTGTGCACGCCAGCGTACGCGTCGGGGTTCTCAGCCGACCAGAGCCTGCCCTCTACGCCCCAATACCGGGTGCCTTTTTTCAGGTCGCGCTCGACCAATTCCGTCAACCATTTGGCGGGCATCAGCCGAGTTGCGCTGACTTCAAACCAATGGCTGTTAAGCGACATGGCCAGCCACTTGGTGATTTCGGCCCATGTGATAGACCGAAGCTGGCTTTCCGAGTTAGCCGACACGATGGTGGTCGAGCCGATGCGTGTGGTCAGCATCCAGATCACGATCCATGACACCAACGCCGACTTGCCGATACCCCGGCCGGATGAGACGGCGTGGCGCAGCGTGTCAAAGTCTATCTGACCCTTGTTGTCCCGGATGTGGTCGGCGATGCGTTGCAGCACCTCGCGCTGCCATTTGCGCGGCCCGTCAAAGTTTTCCAGCGGCGTGCCTTTAACAGCCCACGGGAACACAAACTTAACGAACGCCAGCGGGTTGTCTTTGTACTGCGGCGCCCATAGCCGCGCCATGAGTTCCTGTTCGTCTTCGGCCGAATAGATGGTTGACTGCATTATGTTTGTACCTGTTTGGCGGGTGCAAGCCTGGCTTTAAGTGTTGGGCTTGGTTCGTGCGCTACCACGTCAATCACGTCGGCCGCGCGTCGCTCGGCTTCAGCCAGCGCCCCGATGATGGAGATGCGCTGGTCTACGTCTACCGTGATGGACTGCTTGGCTACCCAACCGTGGACATTTTGCAAGATTGCCAGCGCTGCCTTAGCGTCGCCTTGCTCAGCCGCTTTGTGCAGTTGCGTAGACGCCAGCTTCTCGCCTTCTGCGCGGCCTTTTTGTTCGGCCAGTTGCGCCAGTGGGTCTAACTCGCACAACTGCCGATAAGCCTGCGGGATCATGCCCGCTGCAAGTGCCAGGTTGTCACCCTTCAGTCCAAGTTTGGCCGCATCGTAAATGCGGTTAAGCACCGCCTCTGTGGCGCGGACTTCATTAAGGACAAGGGGCAGTGAATGAAAACTCATAGTTGTATGGCCGCAAAGATGCGTGTTGTCATCATATATTAAAAAATAAAAAAATTGTTCGTGAACGCTACGTTTTTAGCTGGCCCTGTCGGTCGGCCCTACCCCCTCCCCCTCGAAACTTTGTGGACACTGCGGACAGTCCACAGCAACCAGCTAACCCCCGCAAGTCTAACACTGTATGCAAATACAGCACTGTATAAACTGTAGTTTGTGGACAATGTGGACAATGCGTTAACAGACTGTCCACAATGTCCACAGTTTGCGTGGGCAAACTGCGCCGGTGCAAAGTGTGGACAGTGTGGACATGTGGACAATGAAATTTCAGTCGCTTACCCCCTTTTACTATACTGTATATCTATACAGTATATTTATTCTTTCTGATATAAGATAAATAGACTGTCCACAATATCCACAAAGCCTCAAAACCCGCATTCTGTATGGCCGCGCATGTGGGTCATGCATACCGAAAAACGCTGCCCACACTTCGCCCACAATGTCCACTGTTACAAACTGTTACAAATTTTCTTGCGTGTGGTCATTGACAGTGTAAAGAAATCACGTACAATGGACACGTCATTAACCAACCTGGAGAGTACTGTATGAACCGCAACATTTTTACCGACGCAAACAAAACCGACTGGCGCGACGTGGTCGCCGCGCTCACGATTGCCGCCGCGCTGCTGGTCGGCGCTTTGGCTTACTTCGACGTGCTCACAAAATAAGGGAGTCCACATGTTAATTCTCGCAACTAAACTTAAAAACCGTTTTTCGCCCGCCCACAATGTGGCGCTTAAAAATATCCGCGTGAACGACGACAAGCGCGGATGTTCCGGCTTTATCGCGCGCGGCGACGCTATCGTGTACGTCAATACCGAAGTTTTGGGCGGCGGGTATTTGTACCGTACGGCCGCGCACATGAAAGATTACACGGGCGGCGTCAATCGTTATGCGCGCGACTTGGACTCCCTTGTCGCCGGTATCAATTCACTTTTAAAGGTGTCAAAATGAAAAAGCCCCTTGGTTACATTGCATTCGAAGGCCCGTCGGAAATCGACGGCCGCCCGATTGTCGTCATCGTCAATAAATTGTCCGGTTCGGCCAATGCCAAAACCGGCGCGGACCTTGTACAGACTTTCATTATCCGGTCCGACGTGACGCCAACCGACGCGCTCAAAACCGGCGCCGACGTGTCAATTTGCGGCCAATGTGTCCACCGGCCGATTTTGGCCCGCGACAATGGCCAAGCCCCATGTTATGTAAACGTCGGCCGTTCGGTCCGTTCGGTTTACGAAGCATACCGCCGCGGCCGGTACCAAAAAGCCACGCCGGACCAACTCCGCGCCATATTGTCCGGCCGCAAAGTCCGGCTTGGCACTTATGGGGACCCCGCGGCCGCGCCGGTCCGCATGTGGCAAACTATCACGGCCGACGCGGCCGGTATCGTCGGATACAGTCACCAATGGCAAAGCGTCAATTTTGATCATGCTGCATGGGCGCCGTTGGTTATGGCGTCGGCCGACACAATCGACGAAGCCGCGCAGGCTAATTTGTACGGTATGCGCGTTTTCCGCGTGTCCGTAGGCGTGGAAAAACACGCGGGCGAAGTCACATGCCCTGCGTCGGCCGAAGGTGGCCGTAAAGCCACATGCGACACATGCATGCTATGCGGCGGAACTTCAAAATCCGCCCGCGACGTCGTCATCGCGGACCACGCCGTCGGCCATAAGCGCCGCGTGATTATGTTAGGGGTCCAAGCATGATACCCGGCTATAAGCATAATCCGGCGCCGGACCGGTACCCGACGCGCGACACATGGCCGCGCGCAGGCGTTAAAGGGCACCACAAAGGGCGGCCGGTCATTCTTATGACCGTGTGGCACCAATACCGCGCGCTATTTCAAACCGGGCCATATTCCACAATGAACGCAAACCTTCAAGACTTCGTCGTGTGGCCATTTCAAAATGAGCCGGTCCCTTGGACACCAGCGGAAACCCGCGCCAGTATGCCGGAGTCGCCGCTATGAAAGTAAAAGAATTTTGGCAGTGGCTGATTGAATTGGCCGACGCTATCGACGACGCGCCAATTGACATGCCAAGTGCGGAGCATGCTTTTTTAACCGGCCGGACCGTGGCCGAATACTTAGGGGAAAAAAATGGACTTTGATTTTATGAGACTACCGGCGGCCGATGCGGAGCGGTTGTGTTATGCCGAAGGATTCGAAAACGCGGCCAAGCTATTTGCCCGCATTGAAGCGCTGCAACATGCGCTAGGCGTGGCCACGGCGGAAATTGAAGGGTTACGGCAAGACTTGACCATATTGCAACATGAACGGGCATATATAGGGGCCGACGAATGATTGCGCTTGCGGCAATAATTGCCGCGATACTTGCGATACTGTTAAACCTATAAAAAACGGCCCGTAAGGGCCGTTTTTATTTGACGCGCTGCAATATCGACGCGGGCGGTTCTTCTACCATGTCGCGCATGTCGGACCGGCTCATGTCCAACATATTAGGCGCGCAAAAAATGTGTTTTTTATTGTCATGGCGTCGGGACTTTAACCGGCCCATGTCAATCCACCCCGCCTCTTTAAGGGCATGCAGCAGGGCAGGCTGTACGATTTTCACGTTACCCTGCACTGACCCCTGCAAACGGTCACAAAGGGCATGCCAGGGCGCGCCCACGACGCCTTTAGAAAATTCTCCGATACGGTTTCGCATTAGGTCAACAAGAAACGACTCTGCGCCGCTCATGCCCGCCTCGACCATGATTGCCTTTGCCTCGGTCATCATGGGCGTGGCGCCAGGGTTAAATGCGGACACGTCACGCTGGTGCAACCAAGCCGCCACCGCTGACTTGCCCCCGGCCTCCAGCCATGCCCACATGACCGCGCCGTCTTCGTCGGTCATGCGCGCCGCGTCGGACCAAATTACAAACCAGCGACGATCGTCGGAGGGCAGGTTAATCGCGACGCGCTCATTTGAGAATGACACGACCAGCAAACGGTTAACCAGGTCATAGGGCGCCAATCCTTTTCGCTGCACCGACAAAAATTCAGGCGGCGCCGCGATCAGGGGTTTTAAAGTATTTTCCAAGGCCCGTCGATCCTTGGCCTCAGACTGGCGCAATTCGTTGACCACCAAAACTTCAGTTTCTAGGGCATAGCCCCACTGGCTGGTGATTTCCTCATTGCGGACCAGAGAGACGTTTTTCAAAGAATCGCCACCGATGGCCCAAAAGAACGGCGCCCATAGGGTATCTTTACCGCTGCCAGGGTTACCGCCATGCAGCACGGCGTGGTTAATCTTGCGGTCAGGATGTTGGATTTTGAACGCCATCACGTTCAAAACGTGCTCACGCTCGCGCTGGTCGGGGATCATGTGCTCTAAGTGCTTAATCCAAGGCTGGATATTGCCAGGAACAGCGACAGGGCGGGCATTGCGCCAGCGGTTGCCGTAGACCAGGCCATCGCGCGCGCACAGAATAGACTCGCCCGCAGCGTAGGTGACACCCTTCAAAACGCGCGCGCCTTTGGCTTGGCGGTTTTCGTCAAATGACGTTGAGGCTTCAATTTTGGATTTTTTGGCCCCGTGGATGCTACGGCACTCCAAGTGCCGAAAAATGGCGTTGAACGATTGACGCGACACCTCATGCCGCTCACTTAAATCAAAATAAGAATCGTCGTCTTGAAGGTACGCAAACCGCGTATACCAGCCGTCTTTTTCAACGCGGCCCAACTCTTTGCGCTCGACTTCGGCGACCACCGCAGCGGCCGCATCGGGGAAGTCAGGCGTCGGGGCCAACTTGGCCAAAGCGCCTTCCATCACAGTGACCAGCAATTCTTCGCGCAGGCCCGGCGTGTGCTTGGGGCCACCGTTGTCGGCGACCCACTTCAAAAACACAGACGAATCAAAGTCAAGGCAATGCGAGTGCAGGCAGCAGTAGGCACGATTGGCGGGCAGGTAGCGGCCCTCGGGGTTGCCGTCGCTATGCTCGGCACTGTTGGGGCAGATCACGCCAGCCCAGCCCTCTTGATTAGGGCGCGACAGCAGCATCCCTTGCTCGGACAGCCAGACCATCACGTCGTCTGTGCCATCGTCAGAAATACGAATCGGGCGGTGTACGGCAGACGCATCGCCGGGCGTCACTTCCAAAGCGTTGCATATTTGCAACAATGTGAAATCGCGTTCGGGGTGAAATTCCACTAGCGTCGACGCAAAGTTATCGCGGCCGGGTTTCAGGTTCACGCTGCCAGGCAGGCGAAAATTACGCACCGCGTTGATCGCCCCGGGGTCGGTGTAGCCCGCATCGGCAATCGCCTTAATGGCTGCGGTGTACTCGGCTTTGGTGGGCTGTTCGCTGAACACATAGCCCCACTGAAACGACCCGGCCGACGTCTCCATCTTCCAAGTCGGCTCAAGCGGTGGAATGTTGGCTTTTGTGCCAACATCGTCCAGCACCATGACCAGCACATACTCGCAGTTGGCGGCGCTGGCGCTGACGTGGCCGTCTTTGAAACGGTCAACAATGAACGAAGCGGTGTTGCCGTAAATGGCCCAATCGGGCTTGACTTTGGCCGTAGGCAGCATGGCAGGCCAAGTGGCCTTGACTGCGCCGTCGGCGTGGTATTGATACTGGCCGTCTTTTAACTGCGGTTTTTGACGCACCACCAAAAAAGTTTCGCCGTCGGGTGCCAAAGCTGTCAAAAACTCTATAAAATCGCGCATGGAAATCTCCTGTTGGGAACTTCGCCCCCGTCTAACCCACGGGGGCTTTCTTTTTTACGAATAGCGGGTGGTCGTCGCACCCTCAGCGTTCAACGGCAAGCCCGTCGCCCATGCGGGCGGTGTGCACATGACGTCAAACATCATTTTGGACACATAGTCTGCCTGATCGGCGGGGCACTCGACGACAATTTCGTCGTGTACGTGCGCCACTACGCCATCAAGCTGGCGCAGGGAATGGCGAAGGATGTCGTTGGCCGTGGCTTGCACGACATTTTCACAAGCCAGACCCCGCCACAAACGGGCGCGGGGCCATTCTTTGGCGTCGGCTGCTGGCTTCCAAGCTGCTTTGGTGTACGTCACGTTGCCTTCTTCGTCAAACTTGGCGTTGGGGTAGCACAGCACCCGGCCGGAGGGCAAAGCATACCAGAGCGTCTGGCCGTCGAAAAGGTACACAATCCGGCCAGCCTTAAATTCATGACCTTTGTTTCTCATCGCCCGCAGGTATGCGCCTTCTAATTGCTGGCCATGCTGCTGCGCCCAAGGGTTGGCCCTGCGCCAGCCGTCCACGGCCCGCTGAACCTCGCCAACAGACAAATGGATACCGTAGGCGCGGCCGAACACTTCAAACGCGCCTGCGCCACCTAGAAACCCCAAAGCCAACTCTTGCACCTTGCCCACCTGACGCTGGTCACTGGTCACGTCATCGTAAGCCACGCGAAAGGTCGCGCAAGCGTTGACTTTGTACGGGTCAAGGCCCGACCGGAACACGTCCAGTTTGGCCTCGCCTGCTGGGCAGTTGGACAGCCAAGGATGCACACGGCCCTCAATGGCCGACCAATCGTAGGCGATCAGGACGTTGCCAGGCGCTGCCACAATGGACGGGCGCAACATTTCTTTCAATACGTTCGTGATGCGCTTGCCGTACTTGGGCACGATCTCATGCCCCCGCACCATCGCCGTGCGAACCGCGTCGGGGTCTTTGGCGCTCTTGCGGGGAAAGTTATGGATTTGCGCCCCGTAGGACGACGCGCGGCCGGTAGCGCTGCCGCCAGCAAAGACAAGCGCGCCCCGCACCCGGTGGTCTTCGTCATCGGCCAGCGACGCAAGGCGGTTGAACTTTGCAACCGACGACGCCCAAAGGTCGTCAGCGCATTGGATGACTTCGGCCACATCGGGGGCGACTTCGTCAGGGTTGTCCATCGCCAGCAGGTTTGCCCGCACTGACTTGTCGATCGAATACTTCTCGCCCGTCCACATCAGTTTTTTGGCCTCTGGCCCGACGCGCTCCAGCACCCACTCGCGCATCTTGGGACTGCGGACGCTGGTGACTTGGCCTTCAGTCACCTCGGTGACAATCTGTTGTATTTCTGCACCTTCGTCGCCTGCGTATTTAACGGCGGCGCGGCACAGCGGCACGTCCACCAGCAGGCCACGATCATTGATGCGCTCGTTGACGTGGTAGTCCAGCAATTCATCCGCAGACAGCGGCCGCATAGCCTTGCTGACGGCACGCATGGCCCGCACGTCCTGTTCGCAGTAGGCGATCAACTCGGCCATCAGTTCGGGCGAGTCTTTAAACGGCGGCACGCATAGCTGACGGATCAGTTGCGCGCCGCGATGGTCTTTCTTCATGGCTGCGCCGCTGAAGCGGCCCACGTCCTCAAGGCTGCCAGGCGCGCAGTTGGCGCGGGCTTGGGTAGCGGTGCAATAGAACTGCTCCAGCTTGTAGTTTATTTGCAACACATACCAAAAAATTAAGCGCTCAAACGCCGCGTTGTGCGCGTAGATCAAGCCGGTATGATTACGTACAGCGGCTGGGAATTCCTGAGGGGGAACCCACGTCTGCACTTCATCGTCGTTGAAGGCGTAAGACATGCACAACACTTCGGTGCTGGCGTCTTGCGCGTAGTTGTAGACACCCTTGGCCTTCAGATCGCAATGGCTGCGGGTTTCAAAATCAAGGTAAAGCATAAAAGGCGGGGGCTTCGATTTGGTCTTCATCTAGGTGGGGCAGAAAGCCAGAAAACTCCCCACGTCAACATCCTCGATCGCTGGCTTAACAGCCCCCTATTTACTTAGGCACTACGGCGGCGACGACCGGCTGGTGCTGGTGCGGCTTCTTCCACCTCTGGCGCGGCTTCGTCAGCGTCGCCGTCCATGCTCACCCAATCAATAATCTCAAACACGGGTGTGTAGATACGGCCATAAGACTTATGGACGTAGTGATCTTTCTTGAGTTTAACGATGGCGACGGGCTTGGATTGGTCTTTCTCCACTTGCGTAGCGATGGCAACACCCAAGGCTTGAACCGCTTTCTTACCGCCCACTGACGTGGTGGTGAAGCGCGCTTCCATGTCCTTGTCTTCGCCAGTCAGGCATTTGAGTGACATACCGATTTGCGTCTCCCAGCCACGCTTGGCGGCAGCAGGCGCTGCGTCAAGTTCGGGCAGTGGGTTTTGCACACCGGTCATCTTTTCACCCAACACCTCACCGTCGCCCCAAGCGATGTAACCGTGAACGAAGCTGAACGGGTTGATGGCCCATGTAGCGTCGTCCTCGACTTCGGTTTGGTCAGCACCGAAAACCCAATGGCCGGTCTTGTCCATTTTCAAGATGACCGTGCCAGCGGTGCCTGCGCCTTGTTCAAGCGCACGCAAAGCGGTGGAAAGAGTGGAGACTGCTGGCAGATTTGCCGAAGAAAAAGTTGCGAGATTTGACATGATTGTCCTTTACTGAAGTTTAAGAAGGGCAGCATTTAACTGCTGTCCGATTTGCAACACTGCTGGGCGGGGATCGTCCTCGCTTGCCAGTGTTGTGCCTGACGACACCGACACGACGAGATCGTCGGGCAGTGCTGTCTTGCTCTTTTTAAGCAACTTCTCAGCTTGTGCTGGCGAAATCACTTCTTGTTTCATAGGGTCGATACCCAAGTTTACCAATGCCGCAGCAGCTTGCGCCTCGTCAATCCATTGACGTGTCGCACGTTTTTGCACCAACTTAAAGCCGGGCACGGGGGCGTTGTTTTCTAGCAACTGCATGGCCAGCCCGCGCAAGTCTTTGATCCATTCTTCCAAGAGATCAGCATTCTTGAGGTAACGGCCAAGCGTGTCAACATCTATTTCTTTGACCTGCGTTTGCAAAGCGCGGTCAACTGCGCCGGTCATCTTAGGGCATACCGGTTTGGCCGCGCACCAACGGCAGTGATCGCCCACTTTGAGCGCCGCGTCGGGCAACTGCGCCTCTTTAACCGCGCGCACCAAGTCAACCTCAAACTGCTTGATGCGCTCTTTGGTTGTCACCCAGCGCCGGATCATGGGCGGCTGGATGATGATGCACTCGATTTCGCTGACGCCATCAAAGGCCCATTGCAGCGCCGTTGTACGCATGGCCGCAGCAGCGTAGAACATCAGTTGGTCGTTTTCCTCTGCGGTCACAACCACACCATCACCAAACTTCCAATCCAAAACGATAGCGCGATCGCCAATACGGCCAATAAGGTCCGTCGATCCAAATACGCCAGGTAACAGATCGCCGAAACTAACACGCGATTCCACTTCATACAACATCTCCTTGTCAGGGTCTACTTCGTCCAGCAGCGCCAGCGCTACCATGATTTTTTCGTCATACAGTTCTTGAGTCAGCATTTGATTTTTAATCTTCATGCCAAGCACTTCTGCGTCCATTGCTTCCAAAATGGTAGCAATAGCGTTGTGCAGCAACGTGCCACGGTCTGCGTGTTCGCTGCTGGGTTTAGGGGGCATTTTTTGCACCAGCGCCACACTGCCGGGGCAGTTGATGACGCGCTTGGCGGTCGAGCCGCCGACGATGTTACTGTGCTGCATCATGCTTCCCTCGCTTTCAACATGGCATCGGCATAGTGATACGCCATGATTGCCGCATCGTTCACATTAAAGGACCCTGCCTCATTCATTTCTTGAATGGCTACTGGCAGTGCCTTGGCTGCAAAGTAGTCGCGCAGGGTCATGCCTTCTTCTTTGTATCGGAATTCGGATGAAGGGTGCAGTCCCGGAAACGCTGGCCCACCTGTGTTTGTATTGCTCATTCTGTTGACTCCACAGTAATGATGATTGGCAAATTCCAGTCGTTGTCCGGATTGCGCGCAAACTTCACGTACGGCGCAATCTCGTTTTGGATGTGGTCCAAGATGATCTTTTCGATCTCGGCCCGAGTGAACTCTATTTTCATGTGAACTCCAGTTTAGTTGATGAGGCGTTCAGTGTAGCACACAAAAATAATGTTGTGCAAATCTTTTTTACATGATATGCTTTGCGGCATGTTAGAAAAACAAGTTGAAGCCTACCTGATCAAAAAGGTAAAAGAAGCCGGTGGTATGGCGTACAAGTTCACCAGCCCCGCGCATCGCGGCGTGGCCGATCGGATCGTGTGCCTGCCCAACGGCCAGACATGGTTCGTTGAGGTCAAAACCGAGGGCGGCAGGCTGTCGCCTTTGCAAAAAGTCTTTGCGTCCGACATGGCGCTGATGAATCAAAAGTATGTATGTCTATGGAACAAAGAACAGATAGAAGGGTGGCTAAATGAAAATTCTTAATCTTTACGCTGGCATTGGTGGTAACCGTAGGTTGTGGGGTGACCACGACGTAACTGCGGTCGAGTATTCCGCCGAAATTGCCGCTGTCTATCAGCAGTTGTACCCAAACGATACGGTAGTTGTTGGCGACGCAGTTGCGTATCTTGAAAAACACTACGCAGAATTTGATTTTATTTGGGCGTCACCGCCATGCCCAAGCCACGGCCAATACCGTCACAACGTCGGCGTAATTGGTAAAGGTTTTGCGCCGATCATGCCCGATATGACGCTGTACGCGCAGATCGTTTTTCTTCAACACTACGCTAAAGGTAAGTGGGTGATTGAAAATGTTAAGCCGTATTACGAACCGTTGGTCAAGCCATCTTTTGAAATGCAACGCCATTTGTTTTGGTCAAACTTTGACGTTCCGCCTCGCAAATTTGACAAGTCTGACATTCGGCACAAAAACAAGATTTCAGATTTTGATGGGTATGAAGTTGTTGCGGCAAGCAAGATTCCAAACAAGCGCCAGGCGCTACGCAATTGCGTTGACTCTGACTTGGGCTTGCATGTGTTTGAAAGCGCGTATGCAACTTAGGCCATATCAAGAGACGGCTGCTGACTTCTTGTACGAGCATGACCGCGCCATGATCTTGGCGCCGGTGGGTGCGGGCAAGACAGCCATCACACTGACGGCCATGCAAGCCATGCACGATGATGGGCATGTAAACGGATGGCTAGTGCTCGCGCCCAAGCGCGTCTGCACCGACGTGTGGCCAGTGGAAGCCCCAAAGTGGGCACCGGGGCTGCGTGTTGAAGTGGCGGTAGGCACACCAAAACAACGACAAGCAGCGTTTGATTCAGACGCGCCGGTCGTAGTCATCAACTACGACAACATTCAATGGTTAGCCGAGCAAGACTTGGCTAATTTTGATGGCATTGTGTTCGACGAACTGACCAAGTTAAAAAACCCATCTGGCACACGCTTTAAAGCGCTCAACAAAGTTATCAATCATTTCAAAACGCGCTGGGGCTTGACCGGGTCGTTCACCAGCAACGGCTTGGAGGACGTGTTTGGCCAGTGCAAAATCGTAGACCAGTCGCTGCTGGGCCGCGCCAAGGGCGCGTTCATGCAACAGTACTTCATCTTAGTCAACAAAGACTTTGGCGATTGGGAGCCGCGCGTCGGGTCGCTGGAAAAGGTCATGGCCAAGATCAAGCCCGCTACGTTTGTGCTGGAGCCTGGCGAGTACAAGGACAAACTGCCGCCATGCCACACCGTAGAGGTGGCATGCAAGATGGACTTAAAAGACTACAACACGCTGAAAAAAGACTTTGTGCTTGACGACATCGTGGCGGTTAACGCGGCTGTCGTGACGCAAAAGTTGCAGCAGATGGCTGGCGGGTTTGTCTACACGCCAGAACCACGGTGGCTGTCGTCCCATAAATTTGATCGGCTTGAAGAACTTTTGGAGGAAAACCAACATGCCAACACCATCATTGTCTACCAGTACCAAGAAGAACTCGCCGAACTCAAGCGACGATTCAGTGTCACAACGCTTGACGACGATGACGCAATCGCTCGATGGAATGCGGGTGCCGTACGAATCTTGGCCGTGCATCCTAAATCCGCAGGGCATGGCCTTAACTTACAACATGGCGGCCAACACATGGTTTTTCTGTCCCTGCCTTGGAGTCTTGAGTTGTTCGAGCAAACCGTGGGACGGCTGCACCGTAGCGGCCAGCGGCATGACGTGTGGGTCTACATACTGATGACTGAAAAAACCGTAGACGAAAAGATTTGGGCCGCGCTGCACGACAAGCGCAGCGTGTCCGACATTGCACTGGAGGCGCTGAAATGAGAGACACGATAGACATGGCCCGTGAGGCTGGCTTGTTGACTTGGCTAAAGCCGCCAGAAGATGTGATTGAACGATTCAAAGCCTTTGAAGCCCTTGTTCGTGCTGATGAGCGTGAGGCGTGTGCAACAGTTTGTGATGACCTATATCGTGTTTGGACATTGACTGACGAAGACGATATTGACCCGCCTGACGCGCTTGACTGTAAACGCGCCATCCGAGCAAGGGGGAACACATGAAACGAATAGACCTGTGGAAAGCCAAGCTGAAGGCTGCAAAGTCTGAGGTCAAGCACAAAGAACGGCAGATGAACGCAGCGATCCGCAGCTACGAACACACGCAAAACGAAATACAAAAACTAGAGGAAAAGATCAATGCTTACATGGCGAAAACTGAACAGTGACCTGGCGCTTAAGACTGAGGAAGAAGTCTTGGCGTTACTGGAAAACGAACGCGCTACGGCCAAGCGCATAACCGTGCTGGAGCGATTGCACCAGCGCTACAACACTCTGCGCGTGGCCCGAGAGCGCGTAGAACTCCTGAAGGAAGCAACGAAATGAACTATTGGAAAGAATTGTTTAGGATACCGGAAGCCAAGGTGTTAGCACAGCGCGAACTGGACGACTGCAAGCGCAAGCTGCTAGACGCCCAGACAGCGCGTGAATACGCCGACTCGATGTGCAAGTACCGGGAAGCACAAATCAAGCGTTTGACAGCCTATCTGGAAGCGCCATGAAATGTAAATGCCACCCCATGTCGCCATTCCTTTGGAGGAATACCCCACGCGACAGCATCTTTATGGCCGACCATACTTACCGCGCTAAAGGCGAGGCCGGGCTGTCTGCGTCCGAGATAGCGTCTGCATTTGTTGACGAGCAGCGCAAGCAGGGCAAACTGATCGGCACCATCCACCGATTGGGCGCAACAACCAAAGAAAAAGAAGCGGCGTTGATTGCGTACAAGTTGTTCGGCGTTTACAGCCGCGCCAAATCAAGCGTTAAGCCCACGCTTAACAAACACGAAATACCAAAGGGGAAGCTATGAAAGTAAATGAAAAAGCAGCACTGGAGAACCTGGTGCGTGTATGCGAGGAATCACTGTCGCTGATACGCCAGTTGATTGAGTCCCAAGACGCGGCCTATTCGGCGGGGTACGAGGACGGTATGGCGGCGCAAAAAAAGGTTGCCAGTAATTTGGACTACATGACAAAGGCCGAATCATGAAGTGCCCCACCTGTAGGGCTTGGACCAATGTTTTAGAAACTAGGCAAAAGGCCGACGGCACCACATACCGGCGCTACGAGTGCGCTAACCTGCACCGGTTTACTACCAACGAGCGCCCTCTATTTCGTGACATTTAACTGTCATTCGTAACCTTTACGATGAATTTGCAGCAATCCGCTGTTTTAGGAGTTAAACATGTTTAAATTTGAAATGGCTATCGGTTGGTTGGGTAACGGCACTGTCAAGATCGAAACAAACGACTTCGACATCATCGAAACGCTCAAGGATTTCATCGAGTTCCAAGAAGCTGAAGGCTGGATTGGCGCGTACGAATTCAGCGCGGTCGATGAAGAAGCTGAAGACGAATTTGAAGAAGAAGAACTTGACGAGACTTTGTCTGGCCAAGCTGCTCAATAAACAACAGTGTTGTTTAATTAACTACACGGCCTCGCAAACCGGGGCCGTGTACACCATCTCAGGGCTAATGATCAGACGCCCGACTTCCCCAAACCGCTTTGAGTAAGTAATGACCTTGGCATCTCGACCTGAGATGTACCCAGACTTTGACGCGTAGGCGTCCGCTGGCGCGAGCGTTCGGTGGCGCTCCACCGTCATCAAGTTGGTTTCTAAAGAACGATCGTGGTGCAAGTGACCCATGTGGGCGTAGCAGTAGTCAGCCATGCCGTATTGGCGCCTAAATTTGGCGACAAAAACATCGTCAATCTTTTCCATCTTTTTACGATGGCCGTGATGGAAAAATACAACAGTCTTGCCATGCTCGACACAGTAGTACGTGTCCATGCTTGTATCAACAGAAATATGTGGGTTGTGGTCATACATTGAGTGCAACAGTTCGCGCAGCCATGCGCCAGACGCCGGGTCATGGTTAGCGTCGGCCATGATGATATGCAAATGTTCGTGCTTTTGCGACAGTATTTCAATCGCCCGGCGAATCATGCGGATGGCGATACGCACCACCTTTTGAAACCGCGTGTCCACGTCCAGCACATGTTTGCTGTGCGGCGTCTCAGGCACCATGCCGTCAGCGTGAAGCAGGTCACCCAAGTTGCAAAGTACACCCACCTTGCTGTTTGGCGCCAACTGCGCGGCCGTAGCAAACCAGTTGACAAACAGTTGTTCCGATTTCTTTGTGTCCCAATCTGCGCCGCCCGTCTCGTCTTGATCGGCCATCATGCCGATGTGGTAGTCGGTGATGACGTACACATTCAGCAGATCGTCCATCCTGTCCATTTTTGCCGGTGGGGGCATGTCTACCTTGGGCAGGTCTTCTTTGAGGGCTTCTAGGGCTTCTAATTGGATTTGTTGGCGTCTTTGTTCGTCTGCGCTTGACTTGACCCACTGGCCGGAAGGTTTGCCATCCGCGTTGTAATAGGTCGATACGCCCTTGACCCTGAAGCCATCCGGGACTGTCCGGGTCATGTCGTGGTCTGGGCTGTAGCCTTTTTGGGCCGCGCGCGCCTGAAGCCGAACAATAGCGCCCCAAATGGTTTTGTGGTTTACGCCGAGTTCCGTAGCGGCTTGCCGGTAAGTGCCGTGCTTTTGAAGCGCCTCGATGTACTCAAGATCACGCACTGTTGCATAGCTAATCAGTTGGGCGTCAAAGTTCATAGCTTCAATCTCCAGTAAAGGGTGCCTTTAGCGCCCCAAGGTTGCGATGGTTCAAACATCTTGAACCCGCAGCTAATCAAACTGTTAGCAGAAGCAGGGTTGTTGTACGTGTCGCTGATCAGCCATTCCCACCCGAGTTTTCGGGCTTGCCGTACCCTAGCGCGGATTAAACGCTTCTGAGTTCCGCGTCCACGATGGCCGGGCAAGACTCCGGCCCGGCACAGGTAGCCAACGCGAAGCCAACGAGCAGAAGGCACAAGGCCAGCGAAAGCGCACGGCGTATTACTTGAGTCATAAACGATCCACCAATAGCCGGTTGTTGTGTCGTAAGGCGTGTCAACAGGCAGGCATTCTTTTTGAAGTAATGCCAGCGTATCCGCTATTTGCGGATGATGAACGTCTATTTGTTTAACTTTCATATGCAGGTTATAAACCCGCTGTATGACTTATTTATGACCGGTTATTTACCTTTGCGGGCGTAAAACAACGTGCGGTCGCCAAATAGATAAAAACCTACTGCGCCCGCAAAATTATCAACTGCTTCGCTAGGTATGCCATTTAACGACATATACGCCCAAGTGCTTAACACCATAAGCCCAATAGCAGGGCGCATAAGGCGCACAGTGGCCTCAACCCAAGGGTATGAGGGGTTGGTGCCACCCGCATCGTTCATGACTTTAAACATGTCCAAATCAAGCTGGCGCATCTTGACGTATTCATCCACATTGACCGGTTTGTAACTGTCGGTCTGAATAAATCGCCCGATCAAAGATTTACCCAAATCAACGGCCAACGGGCCAAGGGCGGCAAGAATAGTAATCGGGTCCATTATGGGTACGCCTTTCGGTCAAGTTCAAAATGAGGCCCGTCTTTAAAACTTTTCCAATCGCCGCCCCAAACGATTTTGACGTTAAGTTGTTTCGCGGCTTCTTTCATCGCCGTTGCAATCTTGTTGTACAGCGGCCAAGACCAATCTACCTGGTCGTCTACCCAAGCGCCCAAATCTACGGCGTGGCCGGTGATATGGCGTGAGTTAAGGGTTTGGCTTGCGCCCGTGTCAACCAGCGCTCTTTGGCGCTCAGGGCTGCGTAAGCCCTCAAGCACTGTGAAATCAATTGTGCTGATCTCAATGGCGCGTTCAACAACTTTTACCAAGTCAGGATGGACGCCTTTTAGGCGCGCGATTGAACGTGGGCCAAGTGAGAACATCAGTGCCCTTTTATCCAGCTAAGTAAAAACCCTACTGCGCTGGAGAAGAACGACACAAACGCCATGCCTGCCCAAAACCCGCCCCGGCCTTGATTGGCCATCGCCACCAATTTTTCAATGGACACTTCCATCTTGTCGATCTTGACGCTCATGTCGTCAAAACGGCGCTCGTAGTTTTGTACGCGTTCCCACAGCACGCCGTACTTCACTGGGTCGATCTCGGGGATGTTCATCACTTACCTCACAAAAGCGTTTTCAACATTACGGTTAGGTGCCAGCATGTTGACGCCCATTGTAGTGGTTCCGGTCACAGCAGCGCGGGTTGGCGCGGCCCATTTTGACGGATCGGCCATGATTTGCAACACGCGATTGCGTTCGGCAGCAGGCAGTGATTCCAACAACTGAGCAGCGCCTTCGGGTGTCTTCAGCGCTTCGGTCAAGGTTGACATAGTCTTAGCGCCAATCTTGTTTTCCAAGATGTTCAACGCCTTGTTTGTTGTCGCGGCCACGGCGCTCAGGTATGACGGCAAACGCAATTTGCTCATGTTTTGCAACAGCAATTCTTTGAGCGCTGTCTGACCGCCTTCAACTTGAGATTGAATGTTGGCGTTGCGGATGACCTTAGCGGCTTCGGCCTCCAACGGTGCCAAAGTGTTTTCGGCCAACTCAACGGCGATGTTGTACTTGCCGGGGCCAAGAATTTTCTCGACGGCTTCGGGCGACTCGTTTTGCACCAGTCGCACAAATGCGTTTTTGTCGGTCTTAAACAAACGCAGCGCTTCGCCAGTCAATTGCTTTTCAGCAACCTTTTGAGACATTTGGGCGTGCTGTTTTAGATACTCACGGTAGCCTGTGCCGCCCGCAGCTTCAACGGCGTCGTCCAGCACGGGTTTAACACGGCTCAATACGCCAGCAGCAAGGTTGCGTTGGCTTGTGGCGTCCATGCCCGGGCGAAGTTGTTGGATGGCGGCGTTGACCGAGTTCTTGCGGATGGCGTCCAGTGCGCGGGCGTCGATGACACCGCCGCTGCTGGTCCACTTGGCAATGTCGTCAGACACATTTTTGAGCGCGCCTGTCAACACGTCATTGCCTGCAAACTCAGGGTTGTTTGCCACGGCTTTTAGGCTACGCACCAACGGCGCGCCTTCCAACGGTTTGATGCCCACCGAACGCAAAGCACCGGCTGCTTCATCCGCAAACCGGGCGCCTTGACCCAGATCGAGAGATGCCTGTGCGGCTTTGTTAGACCACTCGCCAAAAGCCTTTTCGGCCAACTCGCCTGAGTAGGTATACTTTTCCAAACCTACGGGCAGGTTTTGCTTGATCAGGCCCAAGCGCGCGTTGGCGGTTGCAATGTCACCTAACTCCATCAGGCGGCGCACTTCTTGCACTTTGCCAGCCGCTTGCTCACCAAGATCATCAGCCATGTTTTCCAAGCGGGCCACTTCTTTGCCTAAGTTGGCGCGGTTAAGGGCTGTCTCACGCATGGGGCTGGTAATTGAACTGACAGCTTTCTTTGCGTTTTCTGTGGTAGCCCGCACATCAGCGGCTGTAGCGCCCCCGGCCAGTTTGGACAACGCGTTCAGCGACGCCTCGCCTTGGGACTTCTCCAGCGCCTGCAAGAACCGTGGATCGCGGGCCGTGGCTCGGTCAATCAAGGCTTGGAACGTGGGGCTGTTGATGTCGGCTGTGGCTTGTGCAGCACTCATGCCCTTGCCCTGCCCTGCCTTGAGCGCATTGAGCACTTCGGGTAAGTCTGGACCAAGAGCGTCTTTCACGATCTTGGTGGCTTTGTTTTGCGGAATCTGGCGCAAGTCCATCAGCTTGCCCACACCTTTAGCAAGCAACGGACCAGCAACCCGACCGCCCGCTTCAAAGGTTGCGCCTTCAAGTACGTTACGCACAGGTTCAGCGACTTGGGCGACGCCTTGACGAGGGGCTTTCATGCCCATCGCCACATCGGCCATCTCCAAGCCTTCCTTGGCAATGCCGTAGCCAAGGCCAGCGCCGCCTACAACGCCTGCTGGACCCATCGGAGTGCCCAGCAGACCGCCGCCAATCGCGCCGCCAGCCTCCAACAACGGGGCAACATAAGGACGGGCGGCTTGGTAAACCTTTTGACCAGTGCTTAGTTCTTGACGTGGGCCTGGCGTTACAGCTTCTGGACGAGGGCGCAGCGATTCGGGCAACTCAGGTGTCGTTGAACTTGGAAACCGAACATCTATTTCAACATTTCGCCCCTCGGGTGTCTGGACACCAAACTTTTGACGAATGGCGTCTTGTGTTGCAGGGTTCGCATTTGTAAAGTTTGTGTCCTGTGCGGAAAACTTGTCAAAAATCGCCTTCTTTGTCGCCTCATTGGCGTTGACGTAATTTGGGTCGTTAAGGATCGAGGCGAGATTTGCCATGTTCTATCCTTATTTCAGCAACGGGTTGCTCATGTCCACGCCGCCGCCGCCAGAAGGCGCGCGGCTGCCGCCTGCAACGCCTGCACGGGCGGCCTTAGCTTGGGCGTTTTTAACGCCTGTGCGGATAACATCTTGCAAATCCAAACCGGCGCGGATAAATTCAGCTTCGTTGGTTGCAATAGACATCCGGTTGATGGCGTTTGTAGCCTTGGTGCCTTCCACTTCAGAAATAGCGCCGCCACCTTTAAGGGATTCAAACGCTTCCAAGAACGACGCGCCTTTAAGTTGGTCGTAGCGGGCCATAAAGCCAGCCGCGTCTGTGCCGGGGATATTTCGCGCAACAGGCGACCAGATTGTGCCAACAGTAGTACTAAAGCCAGGATGTGGCTTAGATTTGTCCATCAGTTGGCCTTTGCTATCACGCTTGCCAATCAATTCGTCGATCAAGCGGACGCCTTCTTCTGCGCGTGCAATGACTTTTGGCAGCGCCTGCACTGCGGCCAAGTCGCCCTTGGCGATTGCTTCGCCTGTAGCTTTGGCGGCTGCCATCTGTTGCTGGAATGCGGGGTCTTTATCCCGAAGGGCATTTTCTTCCAGCACCGCAACTCGGCGGCCTTCCAAACCAATTCGTTGGCCTTCTTGTTTAATCCGCTGGGCAGAATCGCGGGCTTCACGTTCTTGGGCCGGGGTCATGGTGACGGCTTGTTCGGTGCCGCCGACTGTGGTAGCAGCGCCACCAAGGCCCGGTACAGCTACGACACGCTTTGTGCCGCCAAGGTCTTGCTGCAAAAACTGAGGTTTGTTTTGTTTGATGTATTCGCTCAAGCCCAACGCTGCTTTGTTCTTCCAATCCTCAAACCCAGCAGGGTCGGCAGGGATCGAAGTGGCGGCGTCCATAAGCGACAGCTTGGCTACTGGCGAACCGGCCATGTCAGGGTCTTGCTGTTGCGTCTGAAGCCATTGCAGCGCCCCGCGCTGATCGGTCACGTCGCGCAGCGCGTCGCGGTACAGATTGGTTTTTGACACCACCAGATCGTTGCGGCGTTTGGCCTCATCGGTGCCTGCTTTGCCAATTTCCGTGGCAGTAGTCGCCAGTTTGCGCCCCGCCTCGCCAAACTCGGTTGCCAGCCGGTATCGAGTGTCTTCCGAGCGCAAGTCGGGTTTTTCACTAAAAAATTGCTGAAGACGTTTACGGTCCCCCAAGTTGAGCGCATTTAATTCACCCTCTTGTTCAAGCTGTTTGATTTTCATTGCGCTTGCCAATGTGTTCACGGGCGAAAACTGCGCCAAGTCAAACTGTGGGTTTTTTGCACCAAGAATAATGTTGGGATCGAGTGCCATGACTTAATAACCCTTCGATTTAAGATATCGGTCCATTAACTGGTTTTGGTTGTACATGCCGTAGACGTTGCTCAAATTACCGATTGCGGACGTGTAAGCATTTGCTGAACCAATTTGGCCTGCTGCCCGTGCGTTGGCCGCGCCGGTAAGCGCGTTGATTTGGCCAGCGCCTGCTTGCCCGTAAATGTTGGTCAGATTAGAGCCTAAGTTGCCGTAAGCATTACCCGTAGTGGAACCGTAATTGCCATAAGCGTTTGACGCTCCCGCGCCTGCCGCACCGTAGGCGCTTTGGCGCGCAGCAGATGAACTGCCGTAAGCGGCAGATTGACCCGCGCCGTAGTTACCGTACGCGGCCGATTGACCTGCGCCTAAGTTTGCAGCAATGTTGCCTGTTGTTGTGCCGTAATTGCCATACGCGCCTGCTTGCCCAGCGCCGTACGATTGCAGCGCCTGTGACCCGCTGGCGCCCAAGTTACCCGCAGCCGCAGCTTGACCCGCAGCAGCAGCTTGGCCTACGCTTTGCAAGGACTGCAAAGGCGCCAACTGATTGGCGCGTTCGGTGGTGAAGCGGTTGAATGCGTTGCCGTACTCTTGGGCTTGAAACGCCTTGTTGGCTTGAAAACGATTAAACGCATTTTGGTATTCTTGGGAAGCCATGTCTTGGCCGTATCGTGCGGCGGCCTTGAGTGCAGCGCCTGACTGCAAGCCACGGCTGGCGGCAGTGGAACGCTCAATGGCTTTTTGGCCTTCAGCCAAACGAAATGCGTACCCAGGGTCTTTCTCCATTTCTTGAGCGTTAAACTCTTGAAACAGTGTGTTGGGGTCAAACCCTTCAACTTTAAAAGCAGTGGTAGCAGAGCCAAAGCCCGGCGCGCTTTTGTTGCCGCCCAAGCCCAACAATTCAAGCAAACGAGTTTGACCTGTCTCACCGGCTTCTTTGTACGAGCGAAGGTTCTCAACTTGTTTGTTAAACACTTCGCGCTGCAAATTCAACTGCGCGTCAAGGGCTTCTTTTTGCGCGGCAATTTGTCGCTCAAGGGCTTGCGCGGCGGCAGCGTTGCCAGCATCGGCAGCAGCTTTTTGAGCCGCCAGTGTCTGAGTCAGTGTGCTTTGTTGAGCGCCAAGCTGTTTATCAAGCGCTTCTCTGTCGGCAGCGAGTTGTGCGGCAAGAGCGTCTTTTTGCGCTGTAATCTGTTTTTCAAGAGATACGTCTGCTGCGCCAATTTGTTTAGTAAGCGCGGCTTCTTGCGCCGCAATTTGCTTGTCGGCAACTTGCAGAGATACGTCGCCCGATGCCGTTGCGGCAGCGGCTTGAGTATTGGCGGCCTCTTTAGCCCCGCTTGACGCTAAAGACGCGCCCACAACTGTTGCGCCAGCGATTGCTACAAATCCCCATGTCATACTTTTTCTCCTTGTGCCGCAAGTTTCGGCAAAGCGTCAACGCAAGCAATTAGGCCCATGTCCTCATATGATGGGGCGATAACCTCTTGCTCAATTTTACCCAATTCAGCTTCAGATTCAAACTCTGTCAAATGAACTGTTGTCCACAGTGTATCTTCTTCGGCGTAAACCGCGCGTTTAAGGCCAATTTCTGACACAAAAGTACATGGCCCTTCAAGATGTTTTTGGCCAAATTCTGTAAATACTGTCACCTTACCCTTGGCGATAAAATTCAAATGCTGGTGGCGGTGAATTTTGCCAATGATCAGAGTTCCTTTTGGGATCATCATTTCGCGGGCGTAGGTGCAGCATCCATATTTGTCGTCTTTGGGCGCAAAATAATGCTTCAGGGTGCAGTCTTCAAGGGTTGACTGCGCCGCGCCGCTGTCAATCAACCGCTGCAAACCGTCTTGCACAATCATGATTTTTTCACGAAACTGCACTTTGACGCGTTCAGGATCGGCGACTTCAAAGCCTTTACCGTAAGTTACTGTAATCATGCTGCCATCACCACCCAATTTGTGCCGTCAGACACGAGTGTAGCCCATGCGCCCACCAAGCCAGGAAGAATCGCCGTGCTTGCAGCGCCGCCAATCAAAGGCACGACATTGCTGGACGCCGACACAAGAAGTTGGAGTTGCAGATTTTTAAACGTCACTGCGCGGCCCGCCCATGCTGAAGCAGCAGGCAGCGTAACCGTGCAGGTCGAACCCGACTTGTTGTTGATGACCCACCCTTCGGTGTCAGCTAGGGTAAAGTCGGCTGTTTTGGTAACGACCGTAGGCCGAACAGACAAGCCCGTACCGCCGTTGGCGACGGGCAACACACCGGTTGCTCGGGTGGATACGTCAAGATTGCCAACAACTCGGTCGTCTAAACTCAGCGTTCCTTCAGTTTGAGTGCCAAGATTAACCCCTCCTAAGACACCGCCAAGAACCAAATCACCGCTTGTTGTAACTTCACCTGTCAAAGTTATACCGTTGACAGTGCCTGTACCGCCCACCCGAGTAACTGAACCAAGTTCTAAATTTTGACGCGCTTGCTGAACAGTAGATGCGCCTGTTCCACCATTTTCAATTTGAACAATACCTAAAGTTGAACCACCGGACACAACATAAATATTGTTTAAAAATCTAAACCATTCACGCGAAATCAACCCCGTGTCCGGGTCAATCAGCGCGACTCGGGCGGAAGGAATTTTGGTGATATTTTGTGGGTTAGCCATTTGTCGGACTTGCGATAAGTTCAGCGCCCATGATGGCAATTTTGACCGGGTCAGTGCCTGACACTTCGTAAACGCGGTCCCGCAACTTTAACGTCATGCCCAATCGACGCCACAGCACACGGGTGCCATATGCGCCCGTTTTGCCCATCGAGCGCCAGTGACTGTTGCTCCAAGTGTGGCCGCCATCATCTGACCAACGCAACATAACCTGTGGATCAATAGCGTTTGCCGTAAGCTGACCTTGCTCAATCAATATTTTTCCACCCACAGTTGACGGAAGCCCTTCAATATACATAAAGCTGCCGTCTTCCTGAACAATAACATTGCCATTTTCAGTCAACAAACTGCTAAGTGTGTCATATTCCCAAACAAGAAAATCACCGTTTTCAGCAAGCAAATCATCGTTGGGATTTGAAACGTCAACGATAACCGGTGTTGTTGTGACGCTGCTGTCAATTGCGCCTGTTTCGGCGTCAAGCTGTAATGAGTGGTGCGCTGTTCGCTTTAAATCATTGGTGCCCGTAGGAAGCGCCCTCCACGACCGTAGCCATTTCTGGGGCTGACCAGCATCGGAAAACACGTCTAGGCTGAATGCGTAGATGTTGCCAAGTTCATGGTCGCCTACAACAATTTCGTTGTTGAACGACATCTGACAGTTTGAGCGATGGCGGGTAAATGCCCCGTTGATAAACGCAGCCCGTTCGTGCCACAACGAAGTGGCAACGTCAAACACCCATGTAGTGTTTGCCGAAGGAAAAATTAGCACGTAGAACGCATGGCCGTCTTGCTGGTACGTGTAGGCAATCGCATCCGACAAATTGCCGTATTGCTGAATCTGCCACTCAACGGCGTGGGTTGATACGCGCTCCGCAGTGTACCCGTTGGCGCGGTAGACGATACCCCGGCCACGGGCGTCTGCGCCCAGCCAAAAAATGCCGTTGTCCAGCTTGGCCACCGAGAACGCTGCAATACAGCCAACCTCGTTAAATGCACCTTGAACGGGGCTTAAAGGAAAATCGGGCGCGCCTGAGTTGTACCAAACTTCAACCGAATTGGTGCCAAACAACCATGCTTCACGGTGGTCCACAAGAACCGACACCAGACCATCAGGAGAACCTTCGGCGCTGGCAAAATCAAGCGGGTCAATAGATGTACCGTCCAGCAAGCTGGTGATCCACAGGCGCTGGCTATTGGGTTCGTTAAACACAAAGTAGCCGTCCAGATAGCCCACGGTGACAGCACCAGGAAAATCAGGGTCGGTAATTTGCGCGAACTCAAGCGTCAGGCTGTTGTAAATGAAGCTGGGGCCGTTGCAAGCAATGAACAACTGCGTGCCGTTGTCAGACATGCTGACAGGCCCGGACGATCCAGCCACTGTGCCAATTTCGGTAGTGTTGAACAGGCTGTCGATCTTGTACAGCATTTCGCCCGACACGGCGTAGCCGTAGCCGCCAAATTGCCACAGGCCACGAATAGGGCCATCGCCCATGTTGGCAAGCAATTGCAGTCCGGGAGCGCGGTTCAAAAAGCCCGGTTCTTTGCCGCCTTCGGGTATGGCCTCGGGAAACAGATTGACCATGCGGCTGTCGGCCGCATTGACACTGCGGGCCACATATGACGACCCAAGAATCGGCGTCTTCATCAATAGTTACCGGCGTAGATGTTGAAACGCTGGCGCGTTGCAACAATTGCGTAAGGCAACGACATCACATCGTCAGGGTTGTTGATGCGCTTGAGGTTACGCTTGCTGGTCATGGCAATGCGCTTGACTTGTTCGCTTGGTTCAACGCCAAATTCAGGCGCAATTTCCATTGCCAAGTTGTAGGTAAACGCGCGCAAATACCCTGGTGGAAACAACATTTGCGTTGCCAACGTGGCGGGTTCGTCCAACTTTTCAACAGACACAAAGTGCCACTCCAAGTCCCGAGTCGGGCGAGGATAGACCGTCATTGTGATGTTGGGGTATTCCATGTTTATCCACATAACTTGGGGGTATGTGGATGTCACCGTTTTAACCGCAATACCGTTGTATTGCTGCTGGTTAATAAACTTGATGCCAAAAGACACGTTAGTGCCTGGATCACGGTAATACGTAGAGTCATCTAGCAGCACAGGGCGCAAGCCTACAAAGTCACCGGTAGGGCCAAGTGTGCGAGTGATTTGGCCTGCGGGCCAAGTAAAAATTTGGTCTTGCGTATTGAAGACTGACAATCGCTCGGTGTCCCACGAGTCGATCATTTGATTGAGCGCCACTAAGGCGTCATTTGACATATCTGCTGAGGGCGTCTCGCCTTCTGCAAGTACACCCAGCAATCGCAATGCACGGTTGATTTGATCGCCAGCGGTATACGTTGCCATGTTCAGACTCCTTCGGTTGCACCCTCGACAACTTCAGTTCGACGGGTATATTTGCGCTTGGTTTCCAAAGCATTTACAGGGGCCGCTTCTTCGGAGTCCGAAGGCGTATCGACATTGTAGCGCGTCCAGCCGTTTTCTTCATCCGCAACCGCTTCAAGTTCCATTGTGGCAATCTTGGCGCCGTGGACGGGGTGTACAAGTGTAATATTCATAGGTAGCAACGGGGTCCGAAGACCCCGTTTGGTTAGACCGCGCCGTGGATGGTGGCGAAGTTGATAATGACTGCTTCAGACAATGCACCGCCTGTCAGGTTACGCAGCGTAATGACAGCGGAGCCGGTGGCCAAGCTGGAAATGTACGTTGTGTAAGCCGCAGCAGTAGCGCCGCCAGAGATGCAAACAATAATTGTGTCGTTTGCGGAGATCAACGAGTTAGTCATTGTAAAAGACACAGCAGTATTGGCTGCCAATTCTGCGCCGTTCATGGTAATGCGGCCAGCAGATTTGTTCAGAGTTACCCCTGTAGATTTGCTAGTTGCTTGAGTTACCGTGCCTTGGGCAGCAGCAGCGTAACCGATTTCCTCGGTTGCGTAGCATGTGCTGAACTCGGGGTCCAGATACGCAACGCCAGTAGCTTTGGTATTTGATGGCATGATGTTTCCTTTAAAAACAGGGGCCGAAGCCCCCGTTTAGATTTAGCCTGCTACGCGGTAAAACACATAAGTTGCATCGCCGGTTTTGCGGACGCGCCAGATGCAAGCTGAGTTTGCAGAAACAGCAGCCACACCAACCAAGGTGCAACCAGTGTTAGCAGTAACAGTAGCGGCGTTGGTGCCACCAATGTTAATGATAGAAAACTCAAACGAACTGTTAACTTTCATGCTGCTGAAATCAGCGTCCAAAGATGCGCCGGTAGGCACAGTCAAAGCTACGGCTGCACCAGTGTAAGTGATGATGCCGGTTGCCAATTCAGCGGTTGTCAAAGTGGCTGCTGCTGTTTTTGCAGTAGGAGCCGGTTGAGTAACCATGTTGATTTCGGTAAGGTTGCCGTCACCAAGTTGGTAACCGCCTGCGCCATTAGGGAGAGCCATGATAATTTCCTTTCAATGTTGATACGAGAAACGGGGCCGAAGCCCCATTTAATTAACCCCAGATACGGCAACCCATCTGTGGACGGATTGTGCTGAAGCCGTACAGAACGTCAATACGGCAAGGCAAGCGATCGTTGTTGATGTCGTACTGACGAACAACACGCAAGCTGATACCGTTGTGAACGGCACGAGCAGCCATATCGACCCCCATTGGCAGCAACAGGTCGGCAGTTGCGAATGTGATCGCGTCTTTGTGGTAGACCAAGTTTTGTGCGTACTGAGTAGAAGCAGCGCCCACGAAGGTCACAGCTTTAGCAGTAGCAGGCAAAACGTTCATGGTTGCCAAAGCGTGTGCAGCCGAGTACATCGGAGCAACAGTCACAGTAGCAGTTGTGGTGGTTGTCGAAGAAGCCAACGCCACGAACTGGAACAATGAACCGGTGGACTCACGAGTCTGTGGGTTAACTGCAAAGCAATCAGCGATAGTGAACACGTCACCAACAGCGATTGTTTCGCCGGAACCAACAGTCAGCGTCAATGTGCTTGCGCCTTCAGAAGTCACAGCCGCGCCAGTCACGGTGCCTGTAGCAGCGCGGGTGCCGGTGGTGTGCTGCTTGATGGACTGAGACATGTTGATTTCTTCAAAACCCAACACGCCAGTACCCATCATGCCGTTCTTGAACTGCT